AATATTATTCTGAGGACCCGTTAGAGGGTTTTAGGAGACTCCTATATATGGGACTCCAATACACCAATAACAGGCGCTATAAGGCAATCGGTGTACACCGATACAAAAACGACTTGCAATATGGCAAATTCGAGTCGTTTCAAGATAAACGCAAAGAACTATTTCCTTACATATCCCAGATGCACTCTGTCAAAGGAAGCTGCTTTGGAGCAATTACTCGCTATATCAACTCCTGTAAACAAGAAATTCATCCGAATTTGCAGAGAACTTCATGAAGATGGCATTCCTCACTTACATGTTCTGCTTCAATTCGAAGGAAAATTCCAGTGCAAAAACCAGAGGTTCTTCGATCTCCATGCCGAAACCAGGTCAACATATTTCCATCCGAACATTCAGGGAGCTAAAAGTAGCTCAGATGTTAAAAAATACATGGAAAAAGACGGAGACGTCGTTGATCATGGAGAATTCCAAATTGATGGTCGATCAAGTCGAGGAGGTAAGCAATCTGCAAACGACGCTTATGCCGAAGCAATCAATGCAGGAAATACCTCTGAGGCGCTCGTTATACTAAAGGAAAAGGCTCCGAAGGATTTCGTTTTATATTTTCATAATTTAGCTAAGAATTTTGATAAAATTTTTGAAAAAAGTGTTCCAGTTTATGAACCTCGTTATTCAATTGAATCATTCGATAATGTTCCACCGTACATTTCTTCTTGGGCGGAAAGAAATGTGAAGGATTCCGCTGCGCGGCCAGAAAGACCGATTAGCATTGTCATTGAAGGTGATAGTCGTACTGGGAAGACGACATGGGCTCGTGCATTGGGGCCGCACAATTATCTCTGCGGCCATTTGGACCTTAGTCCGAAAGTGTATTCCAACGATGCATGGTATAACGTCATTGATGACGTCGATCCGCATTATTTGAAACATTTCAAAGAATTCATGGGCGCACAACGTGACTGGCAAAGTAACGTCAAATACGGAAAGCCCACAATGATTAAAGGTGGTATCCCCACAATCTTTCTCTGCAACCCAGGCAACAAATCTTCTTATAAAGAGTTCCTCGACGAGGAAGCAAATGCATCACTAAAATTGTGGGCTTCCAAGAATGCGGAATTCTACACCATCAAAGAACCATTTTTCACCACCGTCAATCAAAGCGCAACACAGGTGCGCCAAGAAGAAAGCAATTCGACGCAAACGAATTGACCTCAAGTGCGGCTGCTCATATTATATGCACATTAACTGTGCTAACCATGGATTTACGCACAGGGGAGAACATCACTGCAATTCAAGCACAGAATGGCGTATATATCTGGGAGATAAAAAATCCCCTATATTTCAAGATCCTCGAGCATCACAAGAGACCGTTCAACAGCAACAACGACATTTTGACTGTCCAGATCAGATTCAACCACAACTTAAGGAAGGCACTGGGGATTCACAAATGTTTTTTGACCTTCAAAATTTGGACGACCTTACGGCCTCCGACTGGTCTTTTCTTAAAGACATTTAAGCTTCAGTTTTCAATTTCTGAATAGTTTAGGCGTACTTTGTATTAATAATGTTATTCGATCTGTCGATCATGTAATGTACAATGTATTTGAAGGCACAATTGAGGTGCAACAAAACAATGAAATAAAATTCAATCTTTATTAATTTCCAACAGAATCATAGAAATAGATCCTGATCTTTAATGTCGCATACACAGGGTTTGAAGCATGAGTACATGCCATATACAATAACAACGCATTCTCAGTATGATTTTCATATTTGGCAGCTTCCTGATGATTATAAACCACATGATTGTTAACACGATAAAAACGGTTAACCATGGCTTGCTCCTTGCATGCATATTGGCCACCTGTAACCGTGGCATTAAATCTTCGCAGAACTTGAAAACGATCACGAAGATCGTTCTTCACTGTCGCAGTACTTGGTTCATTATCATACATATTAAACACCTGACCGAAATCCATAGGAGTCCCAAAGGGTCGTCTGTCACGACATAACTTAAACATGACCGTATTAGTATGGTTTTTGGACTTAATATTCTCGTCCATCCAAACCTTACCAGTAATATATACGGACTTGACACAGAAACGTTTCCCAACACGATGAGTAATTCCATTACCTCGAGTAACATCTGAAATGCAAATTACTTTGCCAGTATGGGCAATATCATGCCGTTGTTCAAAGGATTGAACCTTACATGGACCTTCACAACCACGTGGAACATCAGGTGTCCGATACAATCGATAAAAACGTGGTTTCCTCCACATCGGACGATTCGTCCAACGCCTTCTCCTTGTTGTGCCTTGGGCACTGGATGCAGGTGCAGGTAGTGCCATTGGGCTGTCGAAGTTCAATCTTCGACGAACTACTGATAGCGGTGATGAGAAGGCGGTATCGTAATTCCGCTTTGGCATGGTCCTTGGAGCGCAAATTTGAAATGAGTTTGCGCAAAAATTCAAATCCCAATGAATTATTAGGATATTGTTCTTGACAGGCTTGCAAGAACTTAATGGCAATCATGCACCGAAAACCATGCCGTGATTTGGGAAAGTCATTCAACAATGGATCCCACATCTTTATCATTGGGGTACGTAGTCCCCACGTTTATAATTCAAATTTAAAATATCTAAGCGCTGAGGAGCGCATTTGGTTGAATGACATAAAGGTAAATAAAGCAAAAGACGCCTCGTACACCGGCGCGGGTCCTCAGGT